TTTAGCTTTTCTTCCGCTTCTTCGAATGAATGGGCGTAAACATCTGTCGCCCACCTTTTGCCGTCGAAGTGATAAGAAATTGCATAGCGTTTCATTTCATCTTGCATAAGGAATTACCTATATGTATTTTCAAATATTTAAAGGTGTAAATAATCAGTGGTATTGGCGACTAAAAGCCGCTAATCACGAAATCATTGCCGTTAGTGAAGGTTATACAACCAAACAGAACTGCCTACATTGCATTCATCTTGTTATGGACACTAATCGCAATACACCAATTTATGAATCTTAGTAACCTAGCCCTGTTTATCGGGGCTTTTTTTTCATCACAATTTTTAAAGAGCGTTGAGATGTTGGTTATATGTATCTCGTTTTGACGACATTGATTTTAAGTTATCTTAAATACATAAGCAACAAAAATTTAAGATTTTTTTATTATTTTATTTAAGTAAACTTAATTGCATAGCCCAAAAGCCACTTTGTGGCTTTGATTTATGCGTATTTTTGAGTGTATTGAAGTGCGGTTTGGAGAGAATTCAGAAAGGATGTCACATATTGTGGATTATTTTGCAGCCAGTTTTCGTATAGTGACTTATTTTTGATAAGATGCTGGATTTCTGGAGATTGATACCATTTCTTAAATAGCTTTCTAAGCGGAGGCTTTTCTTTTACTACATCGGATCCTCTATATTCATTAATGACTTGAACTAAATCAAATTTTTCCCCGGTATTAATATCTAACCTTGTTGTGATATCTAATGAAGTCTGCAATGAGATGATCGTTGATTTGGGTATTTCATTCATTTCCCAAAACGAATCTTCTTCATCTTTATTTAGTAAGTACTCGAATAGTAACTGATCGGGGGGGAGTTCTGTTGGCAAGCATACTACATTTGTATTGTTGATGAGATATTCATCTGTGCGATTATCTCCATCAAGAATAATAAGTGATTTTTTCGTAAACTCTGGAATATTATTTTTGATAAATTGTTTGTAGTTTTTACAGCCTATATATATGTCGTCAAGTATATTAAGTTGTTTTTTAATGGTACTATCATTACATAATTTATGTAAAAAATCTCTTGCCTCTTGATCTTCGGTATAAACATTTATACCTTTTGGCGAAAGATATTCATCTGGAATGCAGTCTTGTATATCCGCTTTCATTTTATCTATATCTGAAAGCAGTTTTATTCTTCCATACGCATTTGTTAGATAATGAACCTTGAAATTATTTTCTTGCTCTTTCCTTTTACTTGATTTGTAAAGTCGCTCCATTATCTCAATGGAATGAGATGTAATAATTACCTGTAATTGCAGTTCTTTCGAGTATTTTTCTAGTAAGTTAAGTAGCCTAATTTGTACCGCGCAGAAAAGAGCTGAATCTAGTTCATCAATTAAAATAATCCCTCCTTTATAATTATCTCCCATGTCCTGTTTTAATTTCTTAAACGAGTAAATTGCTTGCAATATCTGGCCAATGTTATCTTCTCCCACTGATACCGATTGATGATCATAACTGTCAGAATGAGCTACAATAGAATTTACTATACCCAAGGTTGTAGTTACTTGAGAAGATCTTTTGGCAAGTATATTGTTATTATCTTTCAAAAAATCTTTGATGTTGTCCTGAATAAATTTTTCATTTTCTTTTTCTTCATATTTTCTTTCTGAAATAGGAAACATTCTTTTCAATCCAAGATAAATTACTGGGTGAGTTACCGCTCTGTCAGTATCTTGGTTATTTCTAAGTCTAGAACGTGGAACCAGCTGCCCATTTTTATTCGTCTCTTGAGTTAGGCGTAACTGTAATTTATCTAGATAAAGCTGATTAATTGCATCATAGACTTCAATGTTAATATCCATTGTGCCTGTAAGATCATACTTTTCAGATAATCTAAAATGTTCCGTTGCATAGGATATAAACTTTTTTCCTGTTAATGTTTTATATGGAATGTTTAAGAATTTTCCTTGTTCATCTACCTGAGAGTAATCTTTATTAAAAGAAAAACATTGTGCAATAATCCCTAGTATTGTTGATTTACAAGTTCCATTTCTACCAGCGATTAATGTAATGTTATCCGCAATAGATAAGTCAATTTCTTTTAACCCGCGGAATGATTTTATATATATTCTTTTTATCTTAGTAAGAGCTTTATCTTTTATCTCTTTAGGAATTATTATTTCTTTTTGAATTGGTGGAGCATATTCATTTATTTCATTCAATAACACTTTAGGAATTCTTCGTTTCTTTATAACTTTTATCGTTGAATCTTTTCTTTGTCTATTAGAAGTTAAACTCAATGTTTTCATTTTTTCAATCATCCCCTTGCCCATAACTTATCTCTTTCTTCTGTAAATTCGATGCTCCACCATCGTTCCTATAATTGATATTTGTTGCTTTAAGCTAGACATTTTAGGGTAATCTGAATTTAAAGGAATTAATTCAAATTGAGTTCGACCATATTCATCTATTTCTAGGGGGCGATATTTTTTAAAGGTTGCTTCATAATCTCCATTAATTGCAACGACAAATTCTCCTGCAACAGGTTGCACCTGTGGATCAATAATAATGACATCTTCCTCTTTAAATTCAGGCTCCATAGAATCCCCAATTATAGAAAGCGCAAAAGCATTTTCAGAAACATCAAGATCTGTAAAGACATAATCAAAATCACCACAACTTTCTTTAAGAGATGATATTCCCGACCATTTTCCAGCTTGAATATAGCTAATTAAGGGGATTTTATTTCCACCAATACTTGCTGGTAATACATTTGACTGCCCATTACCACGCAATAACCAACTAATATCACATTGCAATACGGTTGATAGATCTAAGATATTTTCAGAATTTGGCTTTGTAGTATCTGACTCCCATTGGGATATTGCCACATTTGAGACGCCTTTAATTGCATTAGCTAACTCTTTTTGTGTCAGTTTTAACTCTGTTCTTCTACGCTTAATGCGCTCTCCAATTGTTTCATTGTGCATTGATTACTCCTTGTTTTGTTAAGCGATCTTAACCTTTGTTGCGTTAAAATTCCTTTAATGATAAAATTTAAAGTAATCTTAATTTTCATTTAAGGAATCTTATGTTTAAAGATGATGTTATTGAATTCTTTGGCAACTCTAGAAAACTTGCCAGAGTGTTGAATATTAGTCCAGCCGCTATTTCCCAATGGGGAAAGGTAATCCCTGAAAAAAATGCATATAAATTGCAATACCTAACTAAGGGGAAGTTAAAAGTCGACTCGAATCTTTATTCAAAATCTTGAAAAAAGTCTAAATCTTCCACGGAAAAAGAAAACCACAAAAAGGGGAAAGGAATTATGGCAATGAAACAAACCATTATAGAGATGATTGAGCAGATTCCAGGTGGGAAAAGTGCGGTTGCAGGATTTTTAGGTTTTACTGAAAGCGAATTGAACAATCGTCTTTATCAAACAAAGGGTCAGCGATTCAAAAATGAAGAATTAATTGCGATTCAGCAAGAATATGGCTGCACGCAATTTATTGATGAACTATGTCGTTTGGCTGGTGGTCGTTTTGTGCCTGATGTGGCAGAGGATGAATTAGACAAGGTTGAGCTTGCCAATTTACAACTGCACGAGCTTTCCGCACGAGGCTTGTTATTTGCTGCATTAGAAACGGCGTTAGAAGACGGCGAAATCACTTCGCAAGAAGAAGACAAAATCCGTCAAGCATTGAGTAAACATTTGGCAGCGACGCAACATTCGATTGAATGTGCGATTGTGTTACACAAGAAATAAAAAAAGCCACGAGGAAATTTCGTGGCTAATTCACTAAGGAATATACAGATGAATCAATTATTAACGATTACGAAAGAAAACGCAAGTACTTTGACGATGAGTAGTCGAGAAATTGCGGAGTTGTGCGAGAAGCGTCACGATAACGTATTGAAATTAGTGCGTGAATTGATTGAAAGGGGTCTCCTAAAAAATACGATACCCCATTCCTACATTCATCCGCAGAATAATCAACGTTATTTTGAATTTTTTTCAGATAAGCGAGACACCCTTGTAATTGTCGCTCGCTTATCGCCCGAATTTACCGCCGCTGTGGTCGATCGCTGGCAAGCGTTGGAAAATCAACAAAAACCAACCGCACTTATTCCGCAATCTTTTTCTGAGGCGTTGATGTTAGCCGCTCAGTTACAAGCAGAAAAAGAGCGTAATGCACCTAAAGTCGCTTTTGTTGATCACTATGTGGAAGTAGGGACGAGTAAATCATTTCGTGAGACGGCGAAGATTTTAAAAATGCCTGAACGCGCATTAGTCAATCGCTTGGTGGAAGATAAATATTTGTATCGTCAATCAGGCGTGCTTTTGCCATATCAATCGGCACACACCAAAGATCTTTTTACGGTTAAAACAGGTACTGCCGAACACGGTCACAATTACACTCAGACACGTGTAACAAGCAAAGGCATTGAATTTATTGCGTCACGTTATGCTTCGGAGTTGATGCTATGAGTATGCGATTAATGGTTCAAGCAATGAATTGTGAGGTTGGCAATCCTGCTAGAAAACTTGTGCTTTTAAAACTCGCTGATAATGCCAATGATGATGGAATTTGTTTCCCAAGTTATCAATACATTGCCGATAAATGCGAGATGACCCGACGTAGTGCAATTAGTCACATTGAATATTTAATCAAAATGGGATTAGTAAGCAAAAAAGAACGTAAAAATAAAGATGGTTCCATCTCAAATTTATACTTTTTACACCTTGAACAAGGTAGTGAAAATTTTGCACTGGGTAGTGAAAATATTTCACTAGGTAGTGAAAATTTTGCACTAGGTAGTGAAAATTTTGCACTAGGGGGTAGTGAAAATATTTCACCCAGAACCAGTCACTCTTTAGAACCAGTCAATGAACCTAAAAAAACTACGCAAAAAAGCGAAGCCGAAATGTTGCTTGAGCAGTTCGGTATTACCGGACAACTGGCGAAAGATTTTATCGCACACCGCAAAGCCAAAAAGGGCGTCATTAATCAAACGCAACTCAACCGTCTGCAAAAACAGGCGGACAAGGCTGGGATTTCGATTTGTGAAGCGGTGGAAATTTGCATCGAACGCAACTGGCAGGGATTTAACGCATCGTGGGATTGGCGTGATGAAAAACTGCGACCAAATTCACCGCACTTAGGGCAATCACACCGCAACAAACCCAAATTTGACGATACGCAGACAGGCTGGTCTGCAGGAATGAATTTCACAGTGGACGGTACACAATGGCAAATTCCATAACACAAAACCAAATTAACACGCTCCCACCAGAACGCGCACAGCGTGCGGAAGAGACGATTAACTGGCTCTTTCAAGAGCTTAAATCGATTTTTCCTGGTTGGCGTGCAGCCTTTGAAACCGAAGCGGATTATCTCTCTGCTAAAAAAACTTGGTTGCGTGTGTTGGTACGAGAAAAAATTACGAGACCTCAGTTGGAGAATGGGATTTGTGAAGCGGAAAAATCGCTTGATAAATTTTTACCTAGCGTAGGGTTGTTTGTTTATTGGTGCAAAGCCTACGACTATCACGCACTGGGTTTACCGAACGAAGCGGAATTATACCAACGTTATAACACTTTCTTAGGCTATGCCAGATTCAATCGGGATGAATTTCAATATCGTTCAAAAGTGGAATTTTGGTTGCTTAAAAATCTGTACGAAAAGTGCAAGAAAAAATCGGAAGAGGACACGTTGAAAACTATTCCGAAATTACTCACAAAAGCGGCAGAAAAAGTGCGGTCGAATTTTCCTTTTGAGGATATTCCGAAGATGATTCCAGCAAAGCCAAGTTTTTACGATAAAGCGAAGGCTGATAAAGCTCGAGATAGCTTGATGGCAATGATGAAAGGGGCATTGCAATGACAAGCTACAAATGCCCAAAGTGCGGTGCGGAATTAAAGGATTTTTATACGCCAGATTATTTTATATCGAGCAGCGAATGGGATGACGATCGTTTTCGCTGTAACGGTCACTTAATTGAGCCGATACCGTTTCCGCAGGTAAGTAAATACAGTGCAGTGAATCGAACAAAATCTTGCGGTTATTTTGGGTTGGAAGATTTAGGTGTGGAGTACAAAGAATGAGTATTGCGATGTTATTTAAGCGTTGGGAATGATGTTATGAGCCAATACAAACCTTTCTTTTTACGCGATCAACGCATTAAAAATAATTGCTTGGATTTAATCAAAGAGCTGCCAATAGACGATAAAAAGCCATTGGTAGTCAAAATCCAACCAATAACACGCTCACTTGAGCAGAACTCAAAACTTCACGCACTACTAAGCGATATTAGCAAACAGTGCGAATTTAACGGTAAAAAGCGAGACATTGACACGTGGAAAATGATTATGGTATCGGCTCACAAAATTGCAACAGGCGGTCAGGCTGAAATGGTAATCGGGCTTGAGGGGGAAGTTATCAATCTACGAGAAAGCACCGCTCAAATGAGCGTAAAACGACTAGCAAGCCTAATAGAGTACATTACCAGCTGGGGCGTGCAAAATGGCGTGAGGTTTAACGATAGATGGGGGCTTTAAATGAAACGCTTAAATGATGACGAGATTCTAGAGTTAAAAATCGTGCTTTGGATTGTGGCAGTTTGGGGAATGTTTAATATGGTGTTTGGCTAATGGCGAAAGAATATAAATGCAAAATGTGCGGAAACTACTTTATAAAAATCGTTTCTAGCTTGCAAAAGGTCTGTTCGCCGGAATGTGCCATTAAACTTTCGCGCGAACAGACCCGCAAGGCACGCGAGAAAAAAGACAAACAGGCGCGAATCGAAAACCGCAAAAAAATGACCGCACTTAAAGAGAAAAACAAAACCAAGCACGAATTGACCAAGGAAGCGCAAGTGGCAGTAAATAAATATATCCGCCTGCGCGATGTGGGCAAGGAATGTATCTCCTGCGGCACGCCCTTAGTGGCAGAGCAGCTCGGTGGCGGGTTTGATGCTGGGCATTACCGCTCACGCAGTGCTGCGCCACACTTACGCTTTTACACGCTCAATATCCATGGGCAATGTAAAAAATGCAACCGCTACTATGGCGGTAATGTACAGCAATATCGCCTAGGATTGCTAGATAGACTAGGTAGCGAAAAAGTCGAACAAATTGAAGCTGACAACCGCCCACGGCATTATTCCCCCGATGACTTACGGCGAATCAAACAGATTTTTAACAAAAAATACCGATTAATAGAAAAAAGAAAGGGATAATATGCAGACCAAACACATCTTAGATATTAAATTAACTGCTCGCCGTTATGGCAAATGGGCGCGTGAAGGCGTGGGAATTAACTATCCCGCAATTCAGCCTTTTTTACGCAAAGCCACACCCGATCACGGCATCCCGATGTTGGATGATGAAACCGCAATGCGCATTCACGACGCAACACTTATTATGCGCAACGTCACACCAGAGTTATATCAAGTGTTTATGCTGAGATATGTTAGCAATTTATCGCAAGGTAATGTAGGGCGGGAAATGGGCGTGAGTGTGCCGATGATAAAATCTTATCTTTACGCCGCACATCAATCTTTAAAACTACTTCTAACGCAAAATAAGTGTATTTTTCTCGCTTAAATTTTGTACTGGTTATTTTTTTAACAAAAGGAAGATAATATGTTCAGATTGGCTAAACAACAGGAGAACAGAATGATTACCTATGCCCAACTTTGCGAACAAAACATCCGCTACCAAGCAATGCTCCACCATAACGCGCAAATGCTCCGCACTGTCATTAATTGCTTTACGATAGCTCTTGAAGAAGATCTAGGATTAACCGATAAAAGCTACAAAAAAGAATTTAACCAAGATCAACAAGTTCCCTATGTCGATGTATTAAATATTGATGATCACAAGTCTTGCCCTTGGTATCAATTAAAAACGGAATTTGAACAAAACGCACCGGTTATCGAATTTGAACTGGCTTTGACGTTAGAAAAAGCCCCGAATGTTTACCCGAAAACCACACTCATATCCCCAATGAGGGCAATCTATATCAACGAGAATAGCATACAGCTTGAATTTACCGCGCACCGAGACAAACCACAGTTCATCATATCCATAAATGAGAAAGATGCATTTTCACACGTCATTAATACCTATAAGCAACTAATTTTAGAAATGCTTAAATGTTAATCAATCGCCTACTTCGGTAGGTGTTTTTATTGATTTAAAGA